ACATGACGCGGGACCGTCGTCGGTTCGTCGTGAACCAGGTCGTGACCGTTCACAGAGGCGGGCGGTTTCGGCTGTGACTGTCGGACAGCGTGACGGGCCAACACGTCGACCGCCCGCGTAGGCGTCGGGTCGCCTGGCGAGTAGTCGTCGGGTAGGCGGTCGAAGTAGTGAGTCGCCATGGGTAGCTGTGGGTTTCGGACCTGTACCGCGTGTTTCCCTTTGAAATGCGACGACGGGTTACGAACGACAACGCCGCACAATCGACAGGCGTAGTGGTGAGTGTTCGACCCCCATTTACGCGGGTCGTACTGGCCCGCGTGGTCGCTGTCGTAATGCTGACGCAGAACCACAGGCGTAGGGAACACGCCATGTGAGGCGTCGAACTTACAAACGTGTTTCGTCGTGTTGGGCATCGCCGCTATCTCCCTGTCGTAGTGCGCGTTCGGCGCGGGCCTGAATGAGTCGTTCCGCTAACAGCATTCGTCGCCAGTCCGATTTCGTCGGGGCGGCGTCCGCAAACTGGGAATCGAAACTGTGACGGTACGACGTGTCGTAGACGTAGGACCGCCCCCACAGTTCGCCCGTCGTCGGCGAGACAGCGTCGTGACGTTCCGTCCCGCAACGTTCGCAACGTAGCCAGACAGGCATTCCGCCCTGTTTCGGAACCCTGTCGGCGTCGACCACGTCCCAGGCGTGACCCAGCGACCTACACAGTAAGTAGTTCGCCTGTTGTGTGTAGTAGCGGCGGGCCATTACCTACGACCGCCCGCTGGGGGGGGGGCGTCGCTGGCGTCGTTCGCGGGCGACGACGAACGCCGCTACCGCGTCGGGACGAAAACGAATCGTGTGGTAGCCCAGTCGGACGCTGTCCAGTTCGCCCGAACGGGCGTATCGCTTCACAGTTTCAGTCGACACGTTCAACATGTCGGCGACCTGTTGTACTGACAGTAGGCGTTCGGCAATCGGTCACCCCTTCCGCGTGAACCCTTGACCACAAAACGTAGTTCCACAGGTTCGCCCTGTCTAGCACCTGTTGTGATGACGTTTCTAGTACACACTCTTACTACACACTGACTGTTTGTCAGAGGCGGAAAGTGGCTCTGACCTGGTGGAGCTGGCGGGAATCGAACCCGCGACCCCTTCCATGCCATACGACGTAACGGGCCTGGTCAGGAATGAAATCCAGGGGAAATGTGTCTACTAGTGTGTACTATTTATCAGGGGTTATCCCCGCTTAGCTTCGGCTAGTACACACAACTACTACACACAACAGGACAGGAACATGACCACGAACGAAGAACAGTTTCGCCAGCTGACGGCGACGCTGTCGCCTCTAGAAATCGAATGGGAAGAATGGGCCTGGGGACGGTTCGCCGGCGACGGAATCCAACACGTTCGGCGCGACGGTTCGGTAATCGTCATCACGAACGACAGCGACCCCGACGACCCCGACGACGCGCAATCGTGGCTAGTCGGGTTCTACACAGCCGACGAATTCGCCGCCGCTGGCGACCGTGGCGCGACCTACGTCTACTGCGACCGCGACGACGTACTACTACTAACGATTATCGAACAGGGCCAGTCGCGATGACGACGAAGAAGAAAGACACACGCGCCCGACACGGTCAGGGGTCCATGCGTCACGACGCGACCCGCGACCTGTGGGTAGCACAAATCACAATCAACGGTCAGCGAAAGACAGTCGCCCGAAAGACACAGCGGGACTGTCAGTCGGAACTGGACAAACTGATTCAGACGATGCGCGCGGGCGAAGTCGTGACCCGTCGCGTCGGGCTGACGGTCGCCGACATTCTGAATCACTGGCTGACCCAGTCACTACCGAACGAAGTCGCGAACCGTGGTAAGGGCGGCGCGCCAGGGACACTGATTCAACATTCGGCGTGTGTCCGTCGCCTAATCGAAGTCATCGGAAAACGACAGGTCGCGAAACTGACCGTCGACCAAATCGAACAGGGCTACGCCGTCATCGCGACAGGGTCCGACAAACCGAAACCGAAACAGGTAACCGACGACTACCTACGACGAATGCGGGTCGTGTTGCTACGGGCGATGCGTGACGCCGAACGTCGGCGGGTCGTGTCTCGCGCTGTCGTCCATGTCGTCGCCGACGCTGTCCTACCGCTGTCGCTGACCGCGCCGAAGGGCGAACGTCGCGCGCTGACCGCTGACGAAATGCGTCGGCTACTCGCCGCCAGCGAAACGCATCGCCTACACGCGCTGTTCGTCGTGGCGTTGTCTACAGGTATGCGCCCAGGCGAACTGACAGGGGTCTACTGGTCGGACCTACACCTAGACGACGACGCCCCGTATCTGGAAGTGAACCGCGCCGCACAGCTACAGAAAAACCGTCGCTTCGCTGTCGTCCCTGTGTTGAAAACGGCGGGCGCATACCGCGACCTAGAACTGTCGCCGACAGCTGTCGCCGCGCTACGGGCGCACAGGGTCGCCCAGAATGTCGAACGACTCGCCGCTGACAGCTGGGCGAACCCAGACCTAGTGTTTCCGTCGACACGCGGTACGGTCCTGAACCCGTCGAACGTGAGGCGTGAATACGCGAACCTGTGCGCGCTGGCTGACGTTCCGAAAATCGTTCCCTACGAAACCCGCCACACGTTCGCGACGTTGCTCGCCGAATCGCCCATGAATAGCTACGCGATTGTCGACATTCTGGGACACAGCGACGACCGCATGTTGACGCTTCACTACCGGAAGAAGCGTAAGGAAATCGTTCGCGGGTCGACAGCTGTTGTCGACCAGTTCCTAGCGAAGTGACTCACCCCGCGCTGGGTGACAACGAACAGTCGCGAACTGTCGCGTTCGCAAAATAAATTTCGTGTCGTCAACTGATACGAACATGACGACCAGTCGTCAAACGACCAGGACGAACGCCGAACGTCGCCACGATTCGACCGTTTGACACTGGTTCGCCCTGGGTCTGTAGTGGCCCGCTATGCCAGCGAAAACCGCCCGTAAGGGACCCGTCGCCGCCGACGACTACCCGAAGATTTACCGCGTTCACGAAGTCGCGAAACTGACGGGTCTGTCGGTATCGGCTGTCTACAAAATGATCGCGGACGGACGCATTCGCGCAATCCATCTAGGGACGCGGCGAGTCGTCACAGCCGAAGAAATGCGGCGGATACTCACGGAAGGGACCTGACGCCGTGGACACGCTTACCGACGTGTTCAGCGCGCAACACGAACCACAGCCGCCGACACAGGCGACGCCCGTCGTACCCGCCGTCGACCCCGACACAGTCGACCGCAACTATCAACAGCTGACCGAACGACGCGTAGCCGCACAGCGCGCCGCCGTCGCCCGACAGAACGCCGCAACAGCCCGCGCTGTCGCCCAGTCATTCAGTGAGTATGGGCGAGCGTTTCGCAAAGTCGCCGCTACGAAGGGGTCGCCTGTCGACCACGCCGTTTGCGAATTCCTGGCGGCGACGTGTGAACAACAGTCGGACATCTACGCGCGGCTACAGGCTGACAGCGCGGCTGTCGCTGACCGTGAGGGGTCGCTATGAAACGCTGGTTCTGGAACTGGGTCGCGGCTGTCCGTTTCGTTCTGTTCAACGACGGCGGCGGGCGAGTATGAAACCCGTCGGCTACACCTGTCCGAACTGCGGGCGCACAGTTCCCGACTGGTACAAAAATCACGTTTGCCTACCGCCCAAAAAGGACTTCGCGAAGGCGTCAAAAATCGACCCAGGCGTGAGACTCGCCGAACAGCTGGCGGCGTCCGAATGATGACTTCACACGGAGTACTCGCCGCCGTCGACAATCGCGTGACCTACCGCCAGCTGGACTACTGGCTACGAACCCGCCGAATCACTCTCGCCGGCACAGTTCGCGGTTCAGGACATCACAGGGAATGGACCCCTGTCGAAGCGGCGGCGTTCGCCGAATTCGTCAACATCTACGAACAACAGCGGGACATGACACGACTAGTAGCTGACGGGTCCGCGTGGGTCATGTGTCTAGAACGCCAGTCGCTACATCTAGTGCGGGAACTGTCGACATGAAACGATTCGCCGTCGTCGTTCTGGTCGTCGTCGCTGTCGTCGTCGTCGTGTCTCGCACAGCCCGCGCTGACACGCCCACAGTTCGCCCAGGCGACAGCGGGCCACTGGTAACGCAGGCTCAGGTCATACTCGCCGCCAGCGGCTACACAGTGACCGTAGACGGGCGATTTGGCCCGCAGACAGAACGCGCCGTAAGACACTGGCAACGGTCGAACGGGCTACGGGTCGACGGCGTCATAGGTCCCGCGACATGGGCGACACTTCGACCCGCTGTACGACTCACGCCGCCGACACCCAGGACGCCCGAAGAAATCATTCGCGCCGTGTGGCCTGACGACATAGAGGACCGCGCCGTAGCTATCGCGACCCGCGAAAGTCGTCTGGTTCCGACAGCGCGTAACGCATGTTGCTACGGGCTGTTTCAAATTCACTTCGCCGCCCATCGCGTGTGGCTGGCGTCTATCGGCGTCACGTCGCCGACACAGCTACTAGACCCGAACGTAAACGCGTTCGTCGCCTACGGGCTGTATCAGGCGGCGGGCTGGGGTCCGTGGTCGCTGTGAATCAGTTATCACTGTTCGACCCTGTCCCGCAGAACTACAGACGCGACGACCACGACACAGCGATAGCCGCCGCGACCATGGACCCGAACAGGCGACTGAATGACCGCGCCCGCGCCCTACAGGTCCACAGGGCGAACCCAGACGGGCTGACCGACTACGAACTAGCGGACCTAATGGGACGACAACAGAACAGCGCGGGGAAACGTCGCGGCGAACTGGTCGAACTGGGCTACGTGGTCGACAGCGGGACCCGTCGTCCCGCGCCGTCTGGGGCTAAGGCGATTGTCTGGCGGGTCACCCGATGAATCCGATAACGCTGGTTCTGTTCGCCCTACAGGACGCGACCGCCTGGGTAATTATCGGCGTGTGCGCGCTGGCGGTCGTCGTCGCGTTCGCTGTGTTCGGCGGCGGCTGGTCGTGAGTAGTAACCGAATCCCACAAACGATGACCGCCGACGACTGGCACGAATGGCGCGCCCAGGGCGTCGGCGGGTCCGACATCGCCGCGCTAGTCGGGCTGTCGCGCTACGCGTCGCCTACGTCGCTGTACTACGAAAAAACGGGACAGCTGAACGGCGACCGTGAGGACACAGAACGCCAGCGGATAGGTCGCCGCATGGAAGGACTGTTAGCCGAAGAATTCCACGACCGAACGGGCCTGTATTGCATGTCCGCCCAGACGACATGGGCGCACCCTACGTACCCGTTCGCCCGTTGCACAGTCGACGGACTCGCCTACGAAGGCGACGACATAGACGACCGCTCGCCGCTGGGCGTAATCGAATTCAAGACAGACGGACGGTTCAGCTGGCCTGACGGAATCCCGCCGAACATACGCGCCCAGTGTGTGTGGGAAATGGGCGTGACTGACTCGCCGATGTCGTGGCTGGTCGTCATGTTCGCTGGGTTCCGAATTCAGGTCTACGAAATCCCGTTTGATAACGACGCCGCCGACGACTGGCTGTTTATGTTGGCGACAGCGACCGAATTCTGGGGTCACGTCACAGCGGGCGAACCGCCGCCGGCGGACGACCACGAAGCGACCACGCGGGCGTTAGAGGCGGTCCACGAACCAGACCCGACACTAGAACTAGACGCCGACGACTACAGCCGCGAACTGGTCGACAGGCTGGCGGCGGCGAAGGCGACCACGAAGGCGGCGAAGGCGACCGAAGACACGTTGTCGAACGAACTACGCGCCGTACTGGGCGACGCCGTGGACCTGGTCGCCGCTGGGCGGGTCATCGCGTCATGGCGACCACAGACAGCGGGACGCGTGGACGTAGCCGAACTACGACGCGCGCACCCAGACCTGGTCGCCGACTTCACCCGCGAAACAGAGTCACGCGTTCTACGCCTACACACGAAGGGGAAGTAATGCCCACAGGAACCACAGTCACACAGGCGGCGCAACAGGCGGGCGACGCCAGGGACACAGCGAAAACGCGGACGCTGAACCTACGAACCAGTATCGAAAAAGCACAGCCACAGTTCGCCATGGCGTTACCTGACCACGTCAGCCCAGACCGTTTCATACGCGCCGCGCTGACCGCCGTCAATGTCGTTCCACGACTCGCCGAATGTGACCCGCGTTCAGTCGTCGCGGGACTAATGCAGGCGGCGCAACTGGGACTGGAAGTCGCCGACGTTCGCGGTCAGTGTTACCTGATACCGCGCCGCAACAATCGACAGGGCGGCGTGTACGAAGCGACGTTTCAGCTGGGCTACAGGGGAATGATTGACCTAGCCGCCCGTAGCGGAATCACAGTCACAGCCGAAGATGTCCGCGAAGGCGACGCGCTGGACTACACGCTGGGTTCACGTCGGAACCTGACCCATCGTCCGTCGCTGGGTCGTCGTGGTGACGCCTACGCCTACTACGCCGTCGCAACGTTCGCCGACGCTCGCCCGCCCGAATTCAAGATAATGGGACGCGCCCAAATCGAAGAACACAGGGACAGGTTCGCGGCGTCGACAGGGAAGGACTCGCCCTGGGTCGTTCACTTCGACGCCATGGCCCGTAAGACAGTCATACGGGCGTTACTGAACTACCTACCTGTGTCGGTCGAACTACGCGACGTACTACACGCCGACGCCGTCGAAACGACAGCGACCGATTACACGCGGCTACACGTTGCGAACGGGACCGACGAACAGATGACCGAACTTCCCGAAGGGGTCGACGCGGTCACAGGCGAGATAGACGCCCTAGACGTAATCGAAGTCGACACGCCGAACGTGTCGTGAGTCTCACGCCTACCCAGCTGTCGCTACGGGCGTACCGCGAACTGGGTTACGTGTGCGACGTAGTCGAACGCTGGGTGAGTCAGCCGCCGCCAGGACATCGCCGCGACCTGTTCGGAATCATTGACGTGTTAGCAGTAGGCGACGGCGAGACAGTCGCTATTCAGTGTTCGTCCGATAGCGGCGTGTCGTCACGCTGTCGCAAAATCGCCGACGCCGAAGCGACCCCGTTCCTACGCGAAGCGGGCTGGCGAATCGTCGTCCACGGCTGGCGCAAACAGGGCGGTCGCTGGGTTATGCGCGAAGTAGACGTGTCGTAATGGCGGGTCGATACGCGCCGCGCCCTGGCGGGCTGGAACGGGACATTCGCGAACTGTTATATGTCCTGGCAATCGCCCTACGGAACCTAGACCGCGGTCATGTCATCGCCGCCGGCAACGAAGAAACGACAGCGGGCCTGTGCTACCCAGAACGTCAGGCGGGCTGACATGGCTGGTAGCCGCTGGGTGAAACTAGATGTCGACTACTTCGCGAATCCGAAGGCGTTAGCCGCTGGGCGCAACGGGCGCGACCTACACCTGGCGTCTATCTGCTGGGTCGCCCGCTACCTGACTGACGGATTCGTTCCCGCCGACGCTGTGAAGTCGATAGCCGCCGACGCTGGGCTGAATGGTCCGCGTGACGCTGTCGACCGTGTCGTGTCTGCGGGCCTGTGGATTCCGAACGGACACGGCTACGACATAAAGGACTATGTCGAAACGAACGGGTCACGCGCTGACGTAGAACGCGCCCGCGACCTGTACCGAATCCGTCAACGCCGCTACAGGGAACGACGCGAGACATGACGCGAGACACTGGCGTAGCGACAGCGTCGCGCCCGACGCGTGACCGACGGTGCATAGACATAGACGTAGACATAGAACGCGTTTACGTATCAGAAAACTTAAATCTCTACGCGTTGTGCAACCTGTGCAAAACCCTGCGAATAAGCGGGCGACCGTGAGGCGACCGCTGTTACTAGACCTGTACTGCGGAATAGGCGGGTCAGCTGTCGGCTACTACCGCGCAGGGTTTGACGTTGTCGGCGTAGACATCGTTCGACAACATCACTACCCGTACACGTTCGTACACGGCGACGCCATTAGCTACCTACGGAAAACGAACCTACGACAGTTCGACCTGATACACGCCAGCCCGCCATGCAAACAGCACACAATCGCCCGACGTGTCGCCCTGTCCCGCTATCAATCGCTGTTCGACCCGCACCCAGAAAACATGGTCGAAGCGACACGCGAACTACTCGCCGCCAGCGGACGACCCTACGTAATCGAAAACGTCCCAGGCGCGCCACTGATAGAACCCGTTCGCTACTGCGGTTCGTCGTTCGGTCTACAGGTGAGGCGACACAGACTGTTTGAGACATCGCTACCCATCGTCGCCCCAGCCTGTGACCACAACAGCCAGCCGCACCCAGTCGGCGTCTACGGTCAGGGCGGCGCATGGACCCGCACACAGCCAGGCGGCGGCGGAACCAAAGTCGCGGGACCTGACGCCGCCCGCGCCCTGGGAATCGACTGGACGACAGAACAGGCGGGACTATCGCAGGCTGTCCCGCCCGCCTACACCGAACACATCGGACGCCAGCTACACACGCGGCTGTTCGGCTGGGTACAGCTAGACCTGTTCGGCTGACAAGTTGCAAATGCAACGACCCTGTTGCAAATGCAACAACAGGACTACAGTCGGGAAACGTGACAGACACCCCGACAGAACCAGTCGACCCCGACGAACCAGAGTCGCCCGTCGAAGTCGAACGCGTAACCGAAACCGAAACGGAAACCGTGACGGTTACCGACGACCCCGCCGACGATGACGACAGCACTAACAGCGGCGGGTAGTACTTCACGCTGGCGAAAGATACGGGCGTACATACTCGCCCGCGACGGCTATCGCTGTCACTACTGCGGGCGGTACGCCGACACAGTCGACCACGTCGTAGCGCGGGTCGAAGGCGGGCTAGATACCCCAGAAAACCTGGTAGCCGCCTGTCGACCATGCAACTTCCGAAGGGGCGCAAAAATCACGAACGCCCGACGCGCCGCCCACAGACAGGGGTCGTTTTTCCTGACCACTACGACGCCCGACACCCCGCCCTGTTCGTCGTATGTGTGTGAAACCCCTGGTCAGAGGCTAGATTTCTCGAGGGTTTGGTAGGGCGTGTCTACTACTTCGCCTGGCCTGTTGAATCTGTCCGAAGGTCGCGGGCGGGTACATGGGTTACAGGCTGTGGCGGGCCTGTTCGGTCATGCGCTGTACCCCTGGCAAGCCCAGGCGGGTCGTATGGGCCTGGCTAGGCGCGGGGACCGCTGGCGTTACGCCGTGAATGTCGTCTGTGTCCCGCGCCAGTCGGGTAAGACACGTTTCGACTTTCTACTTTGCGTCGACCGCTGTCTACGTCAGCCTGGCGCGCAGGTTTGGTACACGGCACAGAGTCGTACTGACGCCGCCTTACGGTTTCGGGAACTGGTTCGCCTACTCAGGGCGTCGCCGCTAGTGGAGAACAAACAGCGCGGCGTGTTGGCGTGTGGCGATTTCAGGATTCGTTCGGGTATGGGCGACGAAGAAATCGAATTTCGCAACGGGTCACAGCTACGAATCTTCGCGCCCGCCGAAGACAGTTTGCATGGGTCCGTTACTGACCTGGTCGTGTTGGACGAAGCGCGATTTTTCGACGCGTACAGAGGCGAAGGACTTATGGCGGCGGCGTTACCGACACAGGCGACCCGCGACGGTCAGGTGTGGATTACTTCGACGGCTGGCGACGCGGCGTCTACGTTCCTGGCCCGTCAACTGGAAACGGCTAGAACGTCGTCTACCGAAACGGGCCATGTCGGTCTGTGCGAATGGGGTATCGGGGCTGACACGCCCGCTGGCGACCTACTGGCGACCGTTTGGAACTGTCACCCAGCCGCAGGGCAGACAGGCGGGCCACGACTAGAGGCGTTGACTGTTGCGGCTGAACAAATGCCAGCGGCGCAGTTCGCGCACGAATACGGGAACCTGTGGCGGACAGCTGGCGACGTTCGCGTGTTGCCCGCGCCCGACTGGGCGAAGGTGCAACACGAACGACCGCTGAACGACGGTCGCCCCGTGTTCGCCGCCGACGTTCCGCTAGACAGAGGCGAGTCGCCGATTGTTGCGTGTGTCGACAGGGTCGTAGAACTGGTCGACATGGTCCCAGCGGTCAGCGTCGCGGGTCGCCTGTTGGAACTGTGCGAAAAATGGGACGCGCCCGCTGTCGTGGTCGACGCCGCAGGCCCAGCGGGAACGGTCGCCGAACAGCTACGCCCTGTGACCGACCGTCTACTGGTTTCCACGACTCGCGATTTACAGGCGGCGTGTGCATCGTTCTATGACGCGGTCATGGTCGGAACTGTCGGCGTTCGTCCGTCGCTGGTACTCGCACAGTCGGCGAGTGATGCGCGCAAACGGACGGTCGGTCAGTCCTGGGTCTGGTCGCGGGTCGACGGCGGCGCGCCGCTGGTCGCTATGTCGCTGGCGTTGTGGGGCTGGGACCGTGTCGCTGTTGCGGCGGCGTCCCAGGCGAACTGGGTCGCGTTCTAAGGGGAATCGTCATGGGTCTGTTCAGTAAACGAAACGTCGCGCCAGGGTCGCCGATACAGTCCCCGCGGGCGCGGGTCAGGGCGGCGACTGACGGGCGCGACGTGTTGCTAAATGACCCTGACGGCTGGGAAGTCGACCAGCCCTGGCTGTGGTTCACAGGTCCCGCCGGCGGCGGGCTGGGTCCGTTCGGCGCGCCGCTGGTCGCCAGTAACAGCGACCCGTTCGGGCTGGCGAATCAGGCGGGCGTGTCGCGCTGTACTTCGATTATCTGCGACACGATTTCTGGCCTTCCGTGGAAAGTGTTCAGAGGCGAATACGAAGAACTGTCTACGCCCGCGTGGATTGTCGACCCGCAGGCGTCGCGGGTAGACGGGCGAGTAGTCGACCCTGGGCGGCTGTGGGAATCACGCCTGTCGGCTGTCGAATTCTGGGCGAACTGGATTTGTGCGGCGCTGTGGTTCGGCGACGGCTACGTGTACGCGCCCGTTCGCGATTCGGCGGGCCAGCCACAGCCCCCACTGTGGCAACTTCACCCCGCCGACGTTGTCATAGACGGCGGCGACTACTGGGTAGGCGACACGCGTCTAGCCAGCGGGTCTGTGATTCACCTACGCGGGCTGTTGCCCTACTGGGACGGTCACGGTCACGGCGTCATCACGACTCACGGTCCCGAACTGGCGTTAGCCGCGACGATTCGGACGTATGCGGGCGGCGTGTTCACGACAGGCGTTCCCGCTGGCTATCTGAAATCGTCGTCGCCGACGATGACGCCCGACCAGGCGAAGACGTTAAAGGCGACATGGCTAGCGCAACATGGCGGCGTCCGTAAGTCGATTGCGGTACTGAACGCGACGACAGAGTTTCACCCGATTTCGATTAGCCCTGTTGACGCCCAGCTGACCAGCGCGCGGGAATGGTCGCTACGCGATATCGCGCTGGCGTTCGGACTACCCGCGTACATGTTGGGAATCGCTGGCGACAACAGCACCTACGCGAACGTGGAATCGCGAATGATCGAACTGAACCAGTTCACGTTGCTTCCATGGATTCGCCGAATTGAGTCTGTC